GAGCAGGGAGGGGCACTGATCGTGGGAGGGTTTGAGCAGGTGGTACGAGTGATTGAGTACGATCATCCAAAACAGAGAATGAAAAAATATTTAGAAGGAGAAACAGAAACCTCTGGAATACTGAGACAGCGTCGCTAGTATCGCTCGACCGTTGCTGACGAGCAATGAGAAATATTCCATGTTTCTGTTTCAGCTCTTAATTATATTTTTATGCCAAAAGGACGACCAAAAAAAGAATTAGTAATAGGTTCTACTGAACCTGTAGTAACTATTGAAGACACACCGACAGTGCCTGTCGTTGAAGAAGTAAAAATTGTTGAACAAAAAAAACCAGCGATTCGTGAAAAGATTATTTTCCGTAATGGTCGTAAGTTCGCTCAATCAATTAACGAAGATCATCAGATAATTTCATTCGTTGAAATCAGATAGTATGGCAGTGAATAGCCAAGGAAAATTCACAAAATTAACAGATGATGTTGTCAAGAAGCTTGAAGAGATTTTTTTGCTCGATGGAACTGTAGAGGAAGCGTGTTTTTTTGCGGGAATTAGCAAACAAACTCTCTATAATTGGTTCAAAGAGAACCCAAAAATGCAAGAAAGAATGGACGCATTAAGGAACGAACCATTTTTGAAAGCACGTCGAACTATCGTAAAAAATCTTGAGAATCCACAATACGCCTTTGAATACATGAAGCGTAAGAAGAAAGATGAGTTCAGTGAGCGAGCAGAGCTGACAGGCAAGGAAGGCAAAGACCTCAATCCTACTACAGAAGAACTTACGAAAACCAATAACTTATTAAATGACTTCCTCAATTCTCGAAATCTTAAACAGTAACAACGAGAGCGCAAAAAAAGCGTTGTTTCTGTTTACGAAAGACGAGACGGTCGAAAAGATAAACTTAAAATTCAATCTGTGGTCTCGGTATTTTTTTCCACAATACTTTACGAGTAGAGATGCCGATTTCCACAAAGAGATAGATGATAACAATATTCAACTTTATAAAAGTGATCTTCTCTCGTTCGTCAATGCAGCATTCCGTGGAGCAGCTAAGACAGCACGCACTAAGCTCTTCGTGACATTCTGTATTGCGAACGACCAAGCTCATTTTAAGAAGTATTTCAAAGTTCTGTGTGCTGACGGTGATAACTCTAAGCAGATTGTCACTGACATCTATAACGCTCTTATAAGCGCAAAAGTCTCGGCAATGTATCCAGAGATTTTTGAGAAAACAAATAAGAAGCGTGAAGAGACTATGGCGTCATTCACGACTACTACAGGTATTAAGGTAGTCGCTGACTCAGTCGGCACAGATCAACGTGGTGCAATACAAGAAGAATCTCGGCCAGACTTCATCTGGTTTGAAGATTTTGAGAATCGCACTACTCTTCGATCCGCAAAAAAAACAAAGGCAATCAGTGAGAACATGGAAGAAGCGCGTACCGGTCTCGCTAAGAATGGGGGTTGTCTTTACACTTGCAATTACGTATCGGAGAGCGGAACAGTACATTCGCTTATCACTAAGCCCGCTGAACGTCGTCGTGTACTTATCACACCTATTCTTAAGGATGGTGTGTCAATGTGGCCTGACAGATACTCTCTTGCTGAAATTGAGATCATGCGTCGTGATGATGAAGACTTTGAGGGTGAAAGGTTGTGTAAGCCGTCGGCGTCTAAGGACATTCTCTTTGATCGAGAAACGCTTGATAACATGGTGGCGAAAGAACCGATCAAAGAAGTTGCGGGGTTCAAGATATTCAAGAACTATGACCCGTCTCATAGATACGGCAGTGGCCATGATGTAGCGGGTGGTGTAGGTCTTGATAGTTCAACGTCGGTATTTATCGATTTTGAGACGGTTCCCGCTCAAGTAGTAGGAACGTTTGCCAACAACACAATCAAGCCAGAAGTGTTTGGTGATGAGGTTAATAGAGAAGCCGATTATTTTCCTGGTGTAGTCGTAGGAATAGAAAAGAATAACCACGGGCACACGACGATTGCGCGGGCACGGCAGCTTGGAGTTAATTTGCTCAAGACGCCTGGCAAAGATACGAAGGTCGGATTATCTACACCAACCGAGTACGGCTGGGAAACAAATGCGCTCACTAAATCGAAGATGCTTTTTGCATTAGCTAAAGCGATTGAGGATGGTTTGTTACTTTTGAACGATAAAGCACTCATTGACGAAGCAAAGTCGTATACTCGTAACGATCTTATCGATGATGAACGTGACCCACGATTAACCACACGACATTTTGACCTGTTAATAGCTGTTGCTATAGCGTGGCAGACTAAGGACTACGCTCAAGTGAAGAAAAAAGAAACATACGATCATATCGAAGAATCTAAGCCTTTATATAGTGAAATAGGAATTTAATATCTCGATACAAAATAGCCTTGCAACACTCACGCCACTCGCAAGGCGGCGTGAGAGGCAAGGCTTTTTTTTGTCGACATACATTTTTTATGAACAAACAAACGGTCGAAAAAATTGCAAATCAAGCACTCAACGAGATTGCTTTAGCTCGTGTTCCGAAGCAGGGGAAGATTTCTGGTTGGCACATTAACGAAGAACTTTATTATTCAAAAAAGAAAAAAGCCGAAGAGTCCCAATCGAATGTTGCTCTAGGAAGGACACAAGAATTTGTCCATACACTTCTCTCGAAGATCGACAATCCGTTAGTCTTTGAATTTACCAAACGAAAAAACTCACAGCTTAAACGAGTTCAAAACCTGAACGCTCTTAGACAATCAGATCAAGACACTGGTTTTTGGGATTTGAAAGATATTGTCGGCAAAAAACAAGCAATTATTTATGGACGTTCAATCAACTGGTACTACGCTGACTCGGTTAATAAGCAGTATCAGTCTCACTATGAGCCGATTGATGTGTATGACTTCTTAATTGATCCGACGTGCGGGGGTTTGGATATTGAAGAAGCTCGTCATCTTGGTAGCTATTCGGTTTCTCTTGATAAGCGAGAACTAAAGGAAGGTGTCAAAAACAAACAATTCTATAAATGGGCGGTCGATGAGTTGTTGAATGGTTCCGGTAATTTTTCTGAACAATCACAGGAAGAAACAAACAAACAAGCTCGTGTCTACGATACGAATTTAACGCAGAACAAACAGACAACTGACCCTACACGGTATAAGTTCTGGCGTTGGTTGACCACGTGGCAAGAAGACGGTGAGAGATATTATCTCGTTCTTGATAATAGCGGACGATGTATTCGGTGCCAACCGCTTAAAGAATTGTTCTCTACACCGCGTGGCATGGATTATCCGATGTGGCCGGTGTGGTCGTGGGCAGCGTTCCCTGACCTGACCGAGTTCTGGACACCATCATACGTTGATTATGTCCGTGAAATTTTCATGGCACAAGATGTTTCGATCAATCAGATGCTTGATAATGCCGAAGCAATCAACAAACCACAGCGTCTCGTGAATGTCACCGCGATTGAGAATCTTGCAGAACTTAAATACCGACGTAATGGAATTATCAAAACGAAAGGTGACTACGACATTAACCGCGTATACCAGACCATTCAAATTCCAAGCATTAACACACCTATTCAGGTATATAACTTGCTCGAACAAATTCAAGCTAAGGCGTCTGGTGTGACTGATGGAACTGCTGGTGTAGCTGACGAGTCTGGTAAGGTCGGAATCTATGAAGGCAACCAAGCAGCCGCAGCAGATAGGTTTGGTCTTCTCAATAAGTCGTATTCATTCGGGTATAAACGTTTTGCAAAACTCTACGAGATCGGTGTACGTGACCATCTCACAAAAAAAGTTGCGGTCGATATTCTTGGACCGAAAGGAATGGAACTGAAAGAGATTCGTCGATCAGATATTTTCAGAAAAGATGATGATTTTGGTGTCATGGTGACCGCGTCAAACGCTCAAACGATTGCTTCTGAACAAGAAAAAAAACTCAAGCTAAATTTCCTTGCCTCTCAAGCACAAAACCAAAAAGTTAATCAAAAAAAATCTTTCGAGATGCAGGCTACTATTTCCGGTTTCACTGAAGACGAAATTGAACAGCTTCTTGATACGACAACGTATGGCAATGCTGAACTGATGAGCGAGTGTGATCGAGATATGGAATCTCTTTTAGAGGGTGAGGATGTTCAGCCGAACGAAATGGCGAACAATGCTTATAAGCAACGCATGGTCGATTATCTCCGTGATCATAAAGAAGACATAAACATGCAACAGTTTGAACGTATTGCGGACTATATCGACACGCTCGACCCGATAATCATGCGTAACGAAGCTCGACAGTTCCAAAATGAACAGATCGACCAGATGAGACAGGCGGCCATGATGCCGTCACAAGAAGGAGAACAACCGATTCAACAAGATTTATCTAACCAAGATCAACCATATGGCGAAATACCAAATTAAGAGTCAAGAAGAAGGAAAAACAATGATTGAAAAAAGTGATTTTACTTCTGAATTCCGTCTCGAAGACGTAAAGGCATATATTGAAAAGCTCAAGCGGTCAAAACAGGAGCTTGAAGCGCAAGTAAGTCTTGAGCAAGCGAAAATTGACAATGTTAAAGAATATCACGCCGAAGTTTTTGATCTCCCCGAAGAGAAAAAAACAGCAATTGTCATTGTTGAAAAGGCAAAAGAGCTTAAAGAAGTTTGTGAAAAAAAACTAGAAGAAATTGAGACTGCTTTTAAGCAATACCGTGAAGACTTGGCGGAAGTTAAGGAACAAACTGGTTTGTCAATCGATCTTGAATTCTAAGTATGCCTAAGAAGATTGAAAAAGATGAATTGCTTGCTGACCTTGGAACCTTCAAAGCGCTTGATGCGATTGTCGATCAAGAAGGTGGAAAAATCCTTGTAAAAAATCTTGAAAAAGATTTTATCACACAACTTGAAGTCGTCATGTCTCTTTGTTCGGATGATGAACTGAAACTGCGAACGGCGGTCATCAAGATGAAAGCCGTACTCGATATCCTACGAGCCTTGAAACGGTCTAAAAAGAACGCAAAAGAATTACAAGAATATCTCATTGCTCTTGCGGAAGAATAAGTCTCGCTTGTGTCCCTCTACGGGGACACGGTGCGGTACTCATTACCGTGTTACTTCTGGGTGGAGTTATAAAACCCCGTCAAGACAAGACGTTAAATTGTTTTCTTATGGATGTTGAATCCACAAATGCTCAGGCTGAAGAGTCCAAACCAGCAACCGCACTTTCCGAAGCGGACACTACGGTACAAGCCGAAGTGAAAGAGGAAACAGTAGGAGAAGTTCTTAATTCACAAAAGCAGAAGCCCAAAGAAGAGACGGTACCTCTCTCAACGTTTCTCGAAATCAAAAACGAGAACAAGGCGATGCATAAGGAGATGAAAGAACTTAAAAAGAGCATTGAACAAGGAGCGAACAAAAAAGAAGTGAACTCCACGATTAAAGCTCTCTCCGAAAAACACGGTGTTGATGCAGACTTCTTAGAAGATTTTGCAGTAGCCGTGAGGCAAGAGGCTAAGAAGGAAGTCGAGGAGGAACTTTCTTCTAAATTGCGTCCTATCGAAGAAAAGGAAAAAGCCGAGAAGTTCGATAAGGTGTTTAACCAACACTATACGAAAGCTCTCGAGCAACTTCCTGAATTTGATGGTGTCGTCAATAAAGAAGTAATCAAAACTCTCTCGCTCAATCCAGCCAATGCCAATAAAACCTTTACTCAATTAATAGAGGAGGCCTACGGTCATTTGGTATCTGGAAAACGTACAATTGACGTTGCAAACTCACGCAATTCAAGACTTGAAACGGGTGAGATTGACGTTAAACGTGCGAATACGGATATAGAGTATTTCCGCGAGATTAAATCTAACCCACATCTCTTAAAGAAATATAACGACATGATCTCCAAAGACCTCTTCGGCAAAATGTAATTATGTCTTTGGCTATTTATAAAGAACACTTTGATAATACATACCAAGAAACATTCAATAAGGTAAACGTCGCAAAAGAAATCGTAAACATGCGTTTTGAACCGGTACTTAAATACGGTGAAAGCGTAGAACGTGTCGCATTCGACATTTCCGGTGTGTATGTCCGTGACACTGTTCGTGGCGCTGCTTCTACGATTGACTCCATCTCCGATACTTCGGAATTGTTGACCATCAATCTAGAGAAAGAAGCAAATATCTATCTTTCAGACGGTGAAATGACGCAAGCTGGCCCTCTTAACCCGAGTCAGATTATCGGTCGTGCGGTCGCTATTAAGTTATCGGATGATTGGGACGCCCGCTGTTTCGCTGAAACGCGCAATGCTCTCTATGACTTCGATAACGGCGATTTGACCACTCTTTCATCGAACGGAACCGCAATTACCATGTCGAGCACCACCGTACCGCAAATGATTGCTCGTATGCCTGCAAAATTGCACGCACAGAATCAGGTGCTTACTAACTTGGCGTTCGTGGTTGATCCGTTCATTGCTTCTGACATTGAACAGTACATCATGTCCAAGAGCATTGATCTTGCCGGTTTCGTTCTGAAAAACGGTTTCGCTGGCCCGATTAAAAATGCTGAATTGTACATCTCTAACAATCTTACTGGTGAGGCAGTGTTATCCATGGCTACACAGCCAGCCGATGGAGATCCGATAACTATCGGTGGCGTTACGTTCACGTTCAAAACGGTTCTTGGTGCAACTGCTGGCAATGTGTTGATCGGTGGATCGGCTGATGCTGCACGCGCTAATTTGGCTGCCCTTATCAATGCTCCTGGCACTACGACTGCTAATGGTGTAGCTCTCTCTAGCACTAACCAAGCGATTATCCAACAGCAACTTCGCTTGACCGCGACCAACGACAACACTGCTAACACTATGACGGTTGTCGGTATTGGTTCTGGCGCGCTTGTTGTAAGTGAAACGCTTGCAGATGCAACTGACACATGGACTAAAAACTTTTTGCACTGCTACTACGGGAAAAAAGGTGCTATTGACGCTGTCATGCAGGACAAGAAAGAAGTTGATATCCGCCCATGCTCTGATCGTCGCGGTTCTAACATCTTTTCTTCGTATCTTGGTGGGGTTAAAACCTTCGCTGACGGTGCAAAGAAATTCCTTGATGTTCTGATTGCTCGCTAAATTCTGTTAGCCGCCTCTCAATTTCGGGGGGCGGCTTCGGATAATTATTTATCTCTATGCCTCGAACAGATTCATCTCTTCCCGGGATAACAATTCTCGAAAATGACTCAAGCGGAATGATCGTGCATGCTCTGTCTTCCGGTGCGCCTTCGTCTACCGCCACTACAGCAAGTAAGTTTGCCTATGGTTGTGTTATCACCGATACGCAAACCAGTCTGCAATATTACAATTATGGTTCTGTAGCTTCGCCTAGCTGGAAGCTTGTTACTTCTCGCTATTCAATTGCAACCGAAAAAACCATCGCCACTACCAGCAATACCGATTTCTACGTGATCGTTCCTGAAACAGGTACGGTTTCTGGTGTTGATTTCTCTGGTATTGATGCGTTGGCAGCTAACGATACGAACTACATTACGTTTTCTGTCACCAACCTAGGACAAGCCGGTGCTGGTTCTACCGCGATTCTTGCTGCGAGTAATGCAAACACGACTAAATCGACTGGTGGCACAGCTCTTGCGGCCAACACTAAGCGTCAATTAACGCTTAGCTCTACCGCTGGGGCAAATGCCGTAACCGCGGGTGATAGACTTCGTATCCGTGCGGCAGCTACGGGTACGTTAGCTAATACAGTTACCGGTTCAGTCTTCTTGGTTCGTTACGACAATTCTTACTAGTACTTTAACTCACCTCTTGTGCACGAGGGGTGAGACTAACCTATTAGTTGCCATTTATGACAGGAACAGAAATTATCGCTTTGTTTGAACAATACGTTGATGATCTTACTGAGCTAAGCACTACACAAGAGCTTGCTTTACTCAATAAAATCTATCATCGGATTTGTGATTCTCGGGTGTGGGAATT